GCCATGGAGGATTACATGAATTATGGCTAACGATAGAGTAAGTAGAGCAACTGCGGAACTAACACCGCTACCTCCACATACGTGGTATATAAGAACTATTAATTGGGTTTTAGAACAGGCAAAGGTAAAGGAGAATATTAAATCCGTACCCTTAAATGAGCCTTTGAGAGACTCTGTGTTTGAGTATGGAATCAAAGCTCCAATACTTACTATGCCTAACTGGTACCCGATAGCGGGTAGTCAAAGGTTAAGAGCAGCAGCAGACATCTTAGAAAAAAATCCTGACCACATATTAGGAGAACAAGAAATAAGAGTATGTCGTATAGACAAAGAGTATTGGCTAGTATGGTATCTATGGGGCGACAAAGACTTTAGGGATAAAGCCGTTGCTGTCTACTTTCAAATGGTAGAGTTAGTATGGAAGTCCAGATATTACGAAGACGTAACAGACCCAGCCGGCGTTCCAATGACAGACTTTGAAAAGTTAGGCGACCAACTAGACTGGAAACACAAAAGTACGCTTGGAAAAGAAAGAATTAAATCAATGGAAGGGAAAAATAATACTTGACACAAGGTTAAAAATCCTGTATAATATAGTTATAAAATGATAGCAATAGACTTACTAAACGAAAAATCAATGCCGTATACTGTCAAAGGACAGGACGCACTTATTGCATGCCTAAATCCTGAGCATGATGATAGTAACCCAAGCCTTCGGGTAGACAAAGTAACAGGCGTAATGCACTGCTTTGCCTGTGGTTACAAAGGTAACTTATTTACATACTTCGGTGCACCAGAGAGTCCACTAGAAGTAAAGATACACAGAATTAAAGACAAGATTGCAAAAGCCCGTTCAGAAACCGTAGGTATTCAACTCCCAGAAGACCGTATCGAATGGAAAGGTGGTCCGTACCGCAATATCTCCGAGGAAACTCTAAAGATATGGCAAGCCTTCACTTGGAATGTTCCAAAGTTTGAAGGTAGGATTATCTTTCCTATTCGAGACTTGACAGGAAGAACTATTGCACTCTTAGGGAGAAGCATTGTTGGAGGCACAGGACAAGACAAGTATTATATCTACCCACAAGGGGTAAAGATGCCGTTTACACCAGCAAAAGTAAAACCAATACAAAACAGAGTGATATTGGTAGAAGGAATTTTTGATTGTCTCAATCTTTGGGACAACGGACTAAAGAACACAGTTTGTTGCTTCGGAACACAACAAATGGACTGGTTCAAGTTATCTCTGCTCAAACTACAAGGAGTGCAGGGAATAGATATTATGTTTGATGGCGACGAAGCAGGTCAGAAAGCAACAGAACAAATAAAAACATTGGCAGAGAAGATGGAACTGTCAGTACAGAAGATAACCTTGCGTGACGGTCAAGACCCAGGTAGTTTTACCCCAGCGCAGATAAAAAAAGTAAAGGAACGATTATATGGCTAATATAGCACTAATAGAGACAAAGCCGTCTAGTACAAATTTCGATAAGTATTTCGAGTTTGAATTCGACCGTTTTGCATTATGTTCCGACAGTTCAGTAACGAAGGTTCTAAAGAAAGATGTAGACCTAGATATAAATACTGATGATTATGACTGGCTAATATTAGTCGGTGCAGAAGCTTTCAAACAATATACTAGAAAGACATCTGTTACAGAATATAATGGCAAGATTATTGATGAAAAGTTTTTAGGACTTATCAATCCTGCTATTATTAAATTTAAACCAGAAGCTAAGAAATCCTTAGAAGATGCTATAGAAAGTATCTCTGGATATGTTAGTGGAGAACTGAAAATTGAAAAACTATCGGACGACAAATGTTATGGCATACAAGACAAAGAAACGGCTATGGCCTTTTTACAGAGGGCAATCGACCACCCACTACCGTACATCGCGCTTGACTCAGAAACAAGTGCTTTATATTGTAGGGACGGTTATATGCTTGGATTTTCTATGTCTTATGAGCCTGATCATGGCATATATTGTGATTGCGACGTAATTGATGAAGAAGTCGAAGCAAAAATGCAGGAACTCTTTAACAAGAAGAATGTAGTATTTCACAATGCGAAATTTGATTTACAATGGTTTATATACCATTTTAACTTTGAGTTTCCAAACTTCGAAGATACAATGCTTATGCATTATATGTTCGACGAGAACCCTGGCACACATGGACTAAAACAATTAGCGATGAAGCATACTCCTTATGGAGACTATGAAAAACCGTTAGAAGATTGGGGCATAGAGTACAGGAGAAAACATGGCATACTAAAGGAAGCCTTTAGTTATGACCTAATACCTTTTGATGTAATGAAAGATTACGCGGCTATGGACGCAGTAGTAACCTTTGCACTATATCAAAAGATGAGACCAGCTATCGAGAAGAACTCTAAACTCTTATGGGTTTATGAGAATATTCTACTAGAGGGTTGTAACTTTTTAAGGCAAGTTGAGAACAATGGTGTTCCCTTCGACCGCGAGCGACTTGAGTTTGCTAGTGGCGTAATGCAGGAAGATATAGCGAATGCAGTTGCAGAACTATACGAATTTCCTGAAGTGAGACAGTTTGAGATAGGACAAGGTAAAGATTTTAACCCGAACTCCACAGTTCAACTTCGTTCCCTTTTATTCGATTATATTAATCTAGCCCCAACGGGTAAGAAAACAGGTACTGGTGCCCATAGTACTGATGCGGAAGTCTTAGGACAACTTGCAGAAGAACACGCTGTACCTAAACACATACTAGAAATTAGACAGAAGAACAAGATTAAATCTACTTATCTTGACAAGATTATACCAAATCTTGATAGAGATAGTAGGTTACGTACAGGGTTTAACCTGCACGGCACGACTTCCGGAAGGCTTTCTTCTAGTGGTAAATTGAATATGCAACAGCTTCCGCGGGATAACCCCACGGTTAAAGGCTGTATACTAGCAAAAGAAGGGCACAAAATCGTCTCTATGGACTTAACAACGGCAGAAGTGTATGTTGCCGCTGTTTTGGCGAAAGACGTAGGACTGCAAAACGTATTCAAGAGTGGAGGCAACTTTCATTCGAGTATCGCTAAGCAAGTCTTTAAACTACCATGTGAAGTTGAAGATGTCGATGAACATTACAAAGACAAACGTCAACAAGCTAAGGCCGTTACATTTGGTATAATGTATGGTGCTGGCCCTGCTAAAATCTCATGGCAAGTTTCGAAGGACTCTGGAACAGAGTTCTCAATGCATGATGCTCAGACAGTTATTTCAGAATACTTCCAGTCATTCCCCAATCTGAAGAAGTGGTTAGATGATTGCGGTTCGTTTATTCGTTCCAATGCATTCATTTACAGCGAATTCGGTAGGAAGCGTAGGCTTCCCAATGCCAAGAGTAAGGACAAAGGTATTGCGTCTCACGAAGTAAGAAGTGGAATTAACTTTCTAGTACAATCCGTCGCATCGGACATCAACCTATTGGGTGCGATAGATATGCAACACTACATCAATAGAACTGGAATGAAGTCCAAAATCTTCGGACTTGTGCACGATTCAATTCTTGCAGAAGTACCAGAGACTGAAATGGACGTCTATTGTAAAAACCTGAAATCTTTTGTCCAGAAGGACAGAGGCTTTTCTATACCCAATTGTCCTGTGGGGTGTGACTTTGAGATAGGTCAAGACTACAGTTTTGACAAGTGGGACAAGTATTATAACTAATGAAAAAAATAAAAAGAACAGCTAATAGCATATACACAAACTGTTTACGAATCAACCGCCATAACTTGGAAGGGTATGAAGACGATATAGCCTTCGCGATTCTAGCAGTATTTGTGTTTGGGACTATGTGGATTAGCATAATTCAATTGTAGGAGAATAAGGATCGTGGATATGTTAAGAGGACAAAGAGTAGCAGTGACAGGACACACAAGTGGTATTGGTTTAGAAATTTACCAGTATTGTTTACATCATGGCGCTGACGTAAAGGGTTACTCACGGAGTAATGGTTTTGATCTAATGAAAGGTGGTGATGATATCATCAACGATATATTAAGATTTGATGCAGATATCGTGTTTAATCACGCTTGGGTGCCTCGAATACAGAACAAGATTCAGAAGATATTACATACACAATGGAAAAAGCATAACAATAAAGTTGTTATTAGCACTGGCTCAGCTACCAGTTATTATAGTATAGGTTCAGACATATACGAAAAGGACAAAACTGAGTTACGAGAATATTCAATACAGGCTGCAGTTAACTACCCGCATATTAACAAGTGTAGATTACACAATGTTAGTATGGGTTGGACAAATTCGGCAATCCTAGATGGAGTTGAAGATGGGGAGTACTTTATCGACCCTTATGAGGCCGCACTGATTTTAATTAACCTTGCGCAACCTCAAAATTACATAGTGTCTGAGATACTAGTAAACGCCAAATTCAAACCATTAAAGGATATGACTCTGTTACGGGACAAGGCAACGACAAATGTATTGATTAGCTTGGAGAAGAGCAATGCCAACAAAAATTAAGGTACCAAAACTAGAGAATCAGACTCTTAAGTCATCAGACGATATTGTTAAGGCAATAAATAACGCTGATCCTCGTACAAATACCTATATGCCTCTCAGCGCAGGTGTAGAGTCCACAGCGGCTCTAATTTACACGCAAAGAGATCCTGACATGCACCCATTCTGTGTATATTGGTATGAACAACGCGGTGGAATGTTTTCGGACGCCATGGCGTTTTATACGCAGAAACAAGCAGAGTTTTATAATTTACCGTATGGTAATGATAAATCAATGCTATCAGTTCTACCACATACGAGGGAAGTTCCGATCATTGTATCGGGGCTATCCTCTTTTATGTCAGTAGTATTAGGAGCACCTGGAGGAATCAAGTTCAAATGGTTTATGATGGGAGCTAATGCAGAAGATGACATGAGAATGCGATTACAGTTTAGAGAGTACAGAAAGATTATGGCTCTTTACGCTAGTGATTGCTTAGATGGAACAGGAGTTAAACTATCAGCGTGTAGAGAGACCCCTGAAGTACGAAACCCATTGGAGTTCTTAACTAAATCGGAAATGTATGCACTTATTATGCGAGAAGAGCCGAAGATGTTAGAGTTACTATGGAC